GTTTCATTTTGTGCATAAATATATTGTTTAGCTTCAGGGTATTGTTCTGCAAGTATTCCATGAGGTACTCTTCGTATAATTGCTAATTCTTTAGGTTCTTGGTCAAGACCAAAGTTACCTGGATAACAATTAAAAGAGTCTTGCAATTCTGCAATAGGATATGGATTACCATTTCTATCTCTTTTGTGAGTTATTGTCCAAACTACAAAACCATAACCTGGTAGCCATCTTGCTGCTTGTGGTAATTGTTTATGTAATTTATTAAATTTATCGTATGCTGTAACAATTCTCTCTACTTTTTCTGATTTCTTTTTAGCTCGTTGTGAATCATTGTCATTTAAAATATCAACTTTTAAATCTGGCGCTCTACCTAGTTTTTGTGCAAATCTATCTAGTGCAGTTAAAAACATATTTGGTGCAGGTAATTGATTATATTCAACATTCATTTTGTCACCAAGAAGAGCTTTGACTGCTGCTTCCCCACCATTCATAATGTCACGAATCCTAGTTCTGTCTAACATTCCCTCTTGGTTTATAGCTCGTAAGTAATCTACTTTTTGTGCTAATTGTTCACTATTTAAAGGCATCTATCTCCAATTATCTATATCTATACTACTAGGTTCATACCCAGAAAAGCTAGGATTATAATCATATCCCAACTCAGCAAATCGTTCTTTTTGCATACGCCTAATTGCTCTCATTGGAAACCAACTAGCCATAACAATATCAGTTTTAGTGCCTACACTCTTGCTTTTATTTTTAGCAGAGCTAAAATACACTAACTGACTCGTATATAAGTTTACCTTTTCTTGTGCTTCAAAGCTAAGATATGGCAAAGAAATATTTTTTTCTTGAAACATAGGTCGCATAGCAGTCACTCCATAAATAGGGTCAAATTTATTTTTGTAAGTTTCGTGTCCTTCTAAGAATATAGCGTGACCTGATGCAAACTCTCTAATGCTTTTATCTTGTCGTATAGCTTTCTGAAAACCATTTTCTTCAATAACCCAGTGTGATACATTGTATTTCATCCACCATTCTTTAATAATATCTAATGCTTGTGGTATACCGCCACCTAGATTGTTGTTCATATCAACCATGTGTAATTTATTTTCTGAAGCATCATACGCCCACAAAAATGCAGCTTGATAACCTGTAGATGCAGGGTCGAGTCCTGCAATAAGTCTTGTACCTTGTGGTATGTGTCCAATATCTCTTTTTTGGTCACGACATTCTTCTATCTCTACTCTATCAAATAATGAAAGTCCATCTGGCATAGCAACATTTAGATAAACCATTTCATATATAGCTCTACCACCTGTAGTTTCTGCACCTCGTTTTCTATCCATTAACCACTTGTAAGTTCTTTTGCCTGACCACAACATACAGTCCTGATGTGTATCTTCTTCCCAGTCTGGTAAAGTACATCCTGTATCGTGTGCTTCTTCAACAATAGTTTTCCAAGATTCGTTTTCTAAAAGATGTGAATATAAATCGTCATAGTGTTGTCTTGAACCTATAACAACCATAGCTGTGTGTTCCTCTTTACGACTTGATAGTGTTGTAGTCCACCAACTTCTTGTGTTTTCTCTTGACGCAGGTTGCATTGTAGAAGTGTGGTCCTCAATGTCATCTGCAATAATTAAATCACAGTCACGAGAAAGAATCTTACCACCACGACCAAGACCAACCATTGTCGGACTTTTAATACCTGTAACTGTTCTTGTACCTACAGTAAAACCACTTTGTGACCAGGACTTACCTGTTCTACTCGTTGGTTTAAATTTTGGTCCAGGTCCACAAATTTCCTCTATTAGTAATTCATTACTTTCAAGTTGGTCAAGTACAGAACCTATAGCGTTCTTTGCAATCTCTTCGTTACCACCAACCCACAAAATACGAATGTTAGGTTTTGTGCAAATAAGCCACACTGCAAAATGTATAAGTAAGTCTGTTTTACCATGTCGTGGAGGTGACAATATCATTTGTTGTTCACCATGTTCTATAGCATCTAAAATAGAATTAATCCATTTAATATGAAAATCTGGAGTTTCGTATGGTTCTCCTGTTTCTGTTTGAAAATATCTATCTCTAAAATTTCTAAAGTCTTGTAATGATTTTTCTGCAACTTGTGGTAACTCCCATGTATCTTTTGCAGCTTCGTTTTCTAAATCTTCAATGTATGCGTTGTACGCCATAGATACTGCAGCAACAGATGTTTTTAATATCTTTGCCACATCTGATAAAGTATTTTTACCTTTAAGTATTTCTTCTGCTAAACCAGACTCTACAATATCTTTATATACTGTACCTCTTCTTTGTTGTACATTTTTTTTGCTAGGTATAACTAACTGGTCATCTTCTTGCGTCCAGACTTCACCTTTAGCTTTTGCTCTTTTCTTTTGCATATTGATTCTGTTGTAACAACGCTTAGAACAATACTTTCTAGCTTTAGGGGGTAAAGGTCTATGACAACCTGCAGCATAACAAAATTTATTATCTGACATAACCATCACATTCTTTATTCTTACACTTCATATCGTCCTTCGGTAACAACACCTCTCCACACTTAGGACAGGGGATTACAATAGCCAATTACTTTTTCTTACGAGTAGTTTTCTTTTTTTTAGGAAATCCTGCCTTCATGTTAGCATACGCTTTAGGACTGATTGTAGAATTTTTTTTGGACCTACTTGTTCCTGCTTTTTTCCTTTTATTTATATTATGATATAGACCTTTTTTAGCCATTGTTGTTCCTTACCACATTTTACAAGACCAGTGTCTTGCAGTTGTCTTGTCTGTTGCTGTGTCACACTTGTGTCTAGCTCTAAATGATTTTCTAGCTTCTGGGTTATCTTTTCGTATCTCCATGTTTGGGTCACCAAACATAACCTTTTTAACTTTTTTACCATCCTTCACATAGACTTTAAATTTTTTACGACCATACCCAGGTTCACCCTTACTAATCCTAGAAGGACTATCTAATTTAACTGACTTACCTTGATACTCTGCCATTACATCTTCTTAGATTTTTTCTTACCACTTTTTTTAGCGTAAGATTTCTTTTTACCATATTTGTTTATTGGCATAATAACTCCTGTTGTTTATTACTACCCACTATAACACAAAACCCTGCCGAAGCAGGGTCTTGTCGTACAGTGTCCAAACTGTTATGAAAAACATGAAATCCACAAAAACATTTCTTCCATACACTGTACACCATGTACTGTTACTTAGATGAAAAGTTTTCTTTCTTTCATATAATTGAATCGTATCCCCATACGATTGCCTGGATTTTCCAGGTATAAATACTATAGTACGCTCCCTGGTTTAGTAGGTGAAAAAAATTTTTTTTATATATGCCCTCTATTGCAGTCGTAACATAGATTAGTTTCACCATCAAGTAAAGTAACCTTCATACACGCTGAACAAGTGTAGTGGTCTTTTATTTTGCTCATTCCTCTTCAAACTCCTTACAACCTACACATACACCATTAATAAGTTCATCCTCCCAGTAAGGGTGATAACAAATATCACAATCTGTTACAAAAATATCCATAGTGTAATTATAGCAAACCCTCTGTTGCCAGAGGGTCGTACTATACAAACAAAGAAAGGAGGGCTATATATTAATCCAGAAGGATTGATTTATATTGCCTTTCTCTGCTTTTAGTATAACATACATTAACACTATGCAAATAAAAGGTATGGGGTTTCTGTGGTTGTGCGTAAGCGAAAGGAGGAAACTCTTACTAAACAAAAACCCCATAATAAATACTACCACTAAAAACAAAGCATGGTATAGTAAAGAAACAAGCAAAGGATTCTTCCTGCTTTTAGAAAAGGATTCTTGACCATTAACAATAAATAAAGTGGATTAGCAGGACCATGCTAACTGGGGTTAAAGCCCATTACTTCACATATTTAAATGTTCACTATATAGTTCATTCTGGTTTTTGGGAGGGAGTGACACAGGGTTAGCACCATTCTTCTTTACATTTAAAGTAAGTGAAACAATTACTTTTAAAATTACCTTTACTAACAATCAGGTACACCACTATATGTAGTACCTCTATATAGAGTACCCCTTAACAGCATATCTATAGAGGGTGTACACACACACACAAGGCACCCCACATTTAACCCCCCTATATGTTGTATGTCCAGTAAAAACACTATATGTTGTGGTACCACATGTCGTGGTATTGAC